CCACACCGTAAGGTGCATCCCCGACTTCGCCCACATCGGGCAATCTTGCGAGGCCGCTACGGAAGTATCCAGCCTCTGGGTCGTAACGAAGTTGATCCCCAGGAATGACCGGACCTGACCATCAACCAGCACCTTTGTACTGTTGCTGTCGATGGTCTGGATCTGGGGCATCCCCAGGAGGTCTTCATGCTGCTCGGCGGTGATCGCCATGTAGATCTGGTCGTTATCGAGATCGACCTCGTTCTCCATGAGAATCCGCTTGCCTTCAAGCAACTGACCGATTTCCAGCGCTCCGGTACTACCAGCAGAAACGGTATTCCCAGTAAACGCCTCGGTGCCAGAACCATTCTCGCCGGTCTTGGATGTTGCGAAAAACGCCCCAAGAATCTCGTCGTCAATGGATCGACCCATGGCATAGGCCCCAGTTGCCGCATAGGGCGACTGAGGATTGATGAGCATCCGCACCTTGTCCTGATCGTCGATCAGGTCGGCCCACTCGTAGTCCGAGGGGAACGTCCACCGCGCACTGTGCGGGGTAGAAATCAACGGTGTATCTGCGTGACGGGTGGTGCGTTTGACTGCGTTGACGGCCCCTACCTGCTCGACAACTTTCGCTGCCTTGCCGGTGGCCGTACTGGTCATTACTGTCTCTCTGAGTTTGCTGCCCTTTTGCTGCAACAGGTGCTGGACATTGTTCGCGTACTGCTGCACAAAAGCAGTTGAAATTTGATCTGACATTTGAATAAGCCTCTCGTGTTTTGCGAGGCTTATCCGTTGCCGGGGCCAGCAGGTTCAAACGGCTTCCAAGGCTTGTCCGGGTGCCACACCGGGGCCGATTTTTAGTTTGGCTGGAAGGCTTACCCGGTCGCCACACCGGGGCCTGTTTGCTGCTGTGTAAAATGGGTACTGGGTAGATCATATGCATGGCTTGCTGAGTAACGCAAGAAATATGCAGATTTATTCAGGATCAGGGTACGCGATGGCGTGTAGGCGCGTCATACGCTCCCCGGCCTGCTTGTTTCCTTCCGAATACTGCGACATAAATTCCTTATCGAGCATCAAATCACCGATTTTGGCCTTAGCGGCACCCGGAGTCATGCCGAAAGGCAGCCCGTCCCCGCTGTCCTCTCCCTGGCTTTGAGGGGAGGCATGTTCGCCCAGGCCACGCCCGATCTGTGCGGTCAATTCCAAAACCCCTCTTAGTCCAAGGGCTTGCTCCAACTTGTCAATGGTTTCAGTGTCCACGCCAAAGCGTTGCCGGAAGCGTTGTGCGGCGGCGATATTCTCTTCCCAGGCCGGTCCCCACTCTTTTCGGAGTTGAGCCTCTTCGTTCTGGGCCACCTCATCCGCTTGCTGCTGCTGCTCTGCGGCCAGTTCGCCCACCCGTCCGTTGTACTTGTCGTAGATCATGGCCGTTTGTTGCTGGCTCAAACCCGCCTCATGCGCCCATTCCTTCAGGTTGCCCGTAAGATCTATCGCTCCCTCTGGCACTTCTGCCCCGGAGAGCTGGTAGTCCTCTGCCGTCTCAGGCCGTCCCAGCCGGTTGTATACATTGTTCCAACCCTCGGCATCTTCGGCATCTTTGGGCATGTGGAGGAGTTTATCCGCAGGCACACCAATGGATTTCTCCAGATTCCGGTACGAATCCAGCATCTGATCCGGGCCATCCCAGCCCTTGTTCTCGATGTAGCCCTGGGCATCTTCGGCCAGTCCATCGGTCCAACCGCCCGCTGATGCCGGCGTTGTCACCTCGACCGGAGCCGTGGCCTCTTCGCCCCCCAGGCCCTCCGCACTCTCTACCGCTTCTGCTGTTGCCACTTTTTGACATCTCCTATGCACTGCATACCAGTGCCATGTTGTTGTTGCCGCCAAGTCATCCCGCACAGGGTACAAGCAAGGTCTTCGTAGAAGTGGTGACCCCCACCCCCATTGGGATGGCAACGACAAGCCACGAACGGCTTATTATCAGAGCCCGTGCGCTTTATTGATGGGGTTTTACTCATCCGTCTCGGCTGTCTCCATCATTTCCCCCACATCGACCGGGGTCAGATTGATATAGGCTTGTATGCGAAGGAAGACCTGTCTTCTGCCTTCTAGTTGTGCCGTGCCGTGGCTATCGCCTGGAACGTGTGTGGTAGACCGGCTATGGCAGAACCGCTCCAAATCAGCCAATACTTTTTCCGAATGCTCTCCATTGAATACTTGTTGATACGCTTGACTTCGCTCAAGCAAGAGTTCACGCACCGCCTACCTCCGCAGGCAGTTCAATCTGGGATAGATCCTTGGCCGCTGGGGCGATCTGAGTGATCTGCTCCATCATCTGCTGCTGCTGGGCTTGCTGCGCTTCCTGCGACCGGATCTGTTCCATCTCTTCCGGCGTTCTCAGAATGCTGACTGGAGCCCCATTGATGTCCGCAGAGAGTCGAATGATTTCGTCGGCATTGAACAGCTTGATGATGCTCGGGTCCGATTCGATAAACGGCATCGCCATCTCCATCGTCCGCTGAATCCCCACCAACTCCTCACTTCTCTGCATCCGTTGCGCCGGACTCTCATACACGATCTCGTAGTCCCCGGCTGCTTCCATCAAAGACTCGGGCGGCGGCGGGATGAGTCCCTGGCGCATCAGCACCGAAAACTCTCGGTGGATCTGCGGACCCAGCATCTCCGACTGTTGCCGTCCCACCGCAGGAGCTAGCAGTTGACCCTTCTCCTGGGCGCGGATCAGAGCCTGGGTCGCTGTCATTTGCGGCGTATCGACTAGAATGTCGAAGAGCGTGACCATGAAGGCGTCGTTGATGACAGCCCGCTCTTTCTCAAGCATCCCCTCGGTGATGTCCAGGCGTGCCCCGGTTTGGAGCGGCTGGATCAGAGGGCGACCGTTGGCGTCCACGCCGCCGTAGTTGAGTCCTCCGGGCGTGAGTCTTACTTGCTTGCTGCCCGTACCCAATACTCCGTCATCGTGGAGCAGTAGGGGCGGGTCCACAACCTTGTGCCCCGCTCGGATGAAGGTCTTCTGCATCTCCTGCGCCATCTTGATCGCTGGCAGGACAAGCATGGCCGGAGATCGACCGTACATCTCGGTGGGGTTCACCGTGTAGCGGGAGTAGAGGTAGGGCATTTCGTGATAGCCGCCCTTATCCACCATCTCCTTGTCTTCGATGCTGATATGATAGGATCGGAAGGGCATCCCTTCGTCATCCTTGCGTTCCGGGTCATAGTCCCTGTTCGGCGTCACCGCATGGACAAACTCAAACTCTTTATAGATGGTGTGGGGTTGTTCCAGGGCGCGAGCCACCTTCTCGGGAAGGTTGTTCTTGCCCCACTCCTGCTCTGCGGCCTTCGCGCTCATCTTGTACTTGCGGAAGATCGTATCCACTTGGCGCTTCGGGTTGATCTCGATATACACCGATCCCACATGGCACTGGACATAACTGATGCCCCGGCCTTCCTGGGGTTCATCCACGAAGAGGCATGAGTTGCCGAAGGCCCCCAGCGACTTGTAGCCCTCGTGCATCTGCGTGTAGTAGCCCGCACGGGGTGCATTGCGTGCCTGGAACATCACCTTCGTGACTTGCTCAAACCACAGCTTGACCTGGGGATCTTGATTCGCTCCGGGGTCCGTCGATTGAAGTTGATGCCACTTGTGCGCCCTCGGTGTCAGGAGCGACTCCATAGCCGCCGAGAACTTCTCCAAAGCCAACGCCGCCGTGGAGTCGAATATCTTCGTGCTTCGCTTTTCTCCGACAGAGCGAGAAGTCAGGAACTCATCGGCGGCGGGCCAGATGCGTTCTGCGATTTCTTGCCAGTGTGAATCCCAGTTCTGTCTTCGCCCTTCCAAATCGCCCAGAGTACGCAAACAATCTTCGACAGATTTAGCCATATCACGATCCTCCCGTCAGAACCCTTGCGGACGAACCGGGGTCATTGACTATTCCCATGGGTGAACCCGAGGTAAGCGTAGATCCACGCCCGTACTTGCGGGTTTGCCGCCTACGTCGATTGGCTTCGCGTTCCGCAATAAGCGGGTCAGGGGCAGGAGGCCCTTCGGGTTTCGGCATTTCGGGCATCGAGGGCTGTGTGGCAAGGGATGTCGCGAGACCCCCCACGGCGGTTACAACGGCAGCGATTACGATGGGCGGCATAGTTATTCTCCTAACAATCCCATCACGCACCAATCACCGGATGCGCCTGGGCCAAAATTGGGCATAACACC